GTCTTGTGCTTTATCTCCTCCACTCTTGACTCGCTTTCCGCTTCTTCCGCCTGAGAAACCTTGTATGACAGGTAATTGACCTGACCCTAAATCACTGTTTATAGTATCAGATAAACTACCAAGAGAAGTAGCATGTAACTGAGTTATAGTTAGTCTACTAGCGTGCTCACTAAAAGAATTGGATATAGAAGTCGAGAATACTTTGTTTAGCGTCGTGTTACCACTTGAATCAACCGGGCGATTCAAATCTATGTAACTGGCAGTCAACGCCTTTGATAATAAATAGGTAATATATTCATCAGTTCTAGTTAGATTATTACCACTATCTCTACCGCTGGTATCTTGGTGATTGGGAAATTCAGGACCCACCGCTTTCTCAGGAAGGGCTTGCTCATCAAAAGTATCAGCGTTTTTTATTGGTAGAATTATAACGGGTGTCAGTTCTGTGCTATGTAAGCGACTTATACCATAATCTATGGGCATTATGTATATCTTATCACCAGCGCTATGGACAGCAGAATTACCATAAAGGTCAACAAATTCCACAGAAATTGTATTTGAGGTTACCGCTGTAACCTGCCCTTTGTATATTCTACCGCCGCTCTTGCGCCAAACACCTGTGCTGCTTTGAAATGATATTAAGTAAGGTCTTTCGGTTTCATCAACCTCAAAAAACTGTTGAGGATTGCCACCTGTTACAGTTATAGTCTTTTTATCAGTGCTCAGTGAAGAAATAGTCATACCATTAATGACTCTTTTTTGATTCAAGAACCCGTAAGGCTCTTGCTGACTGCTCACCATTTTACTATCAAAAGCCACTCTGATGTGCTTGGTATCAAAGTTGTAAGAACTATTTTCATAATAATCATGCCCTTCTTCTCTAATTTTGATGTCATGTTTACGAGAAAGATAGCCCTCTACACTTTGAAGTTCATTGTCCGTCAAAGCCCTATTGTAAAATAATATTTCATACAAAGCACCTCGGAAAAAGTTACTAGCGTCTTTGCCTATGTTAAATGCAGAACTATCTTCAGGTGTAAAATCAGTAGAAGTAGTTTGAGTAGAAATTCCATCTATAAACAAAGTAACTGTATCAGACTGTGCATCAGAATCACTGTCTTTCATAACAACAGAAAATATGTGCGGCTCGTGTCTAACAGATATTCCGCTGGTGTCTAATGTATTTGAAGAAGTCCCTTCCCACTTGAACTGACCCTTAGTATTACCTCTATCTATCACCAAAGCATAGCCGCTGTTAGAAGCATCACTAGATGTTATTATTGGTCGAACTCCATTGAAATGACTATTTTTACAAGCGACTATCAAAGTAAATTCTTCTGAGTTAAGAAAAGGCTCATTAGATATAGTCAAGAAGTCATTGACTCCATCGAACTGGATATAAGAATCAAACTCTGAGGCCTTTTTGTATCTAGGCTGTGCAATTGTGCTAGATTGAGTAGCGTTTCTACCGTTTCCACTACTGTCTGTCCAGTTGTTTATTAAATCATTATGAGATAAAGTGCTAGCAAGCGAATCCGACTTCAAGTTCAATTGTAAACCATTTGTAACGGGGACACCTAAAGCGCCCGATTCTTCTACCCAAAAAGCAACAGGGAAATCTATGTAGCGCTTATTCCAATATTGTAAAATGTTATTTCCTAAATCTTTGAAATCAGTCGGAGGCGTGCCCAATGAGCCGCCAAATCCTGAAGAAGAAGAACCAAAAGAGCCAGTGTTACCTATACCAGTAGAAGTAGACCCGCTGTTGAAAGACGAAGATACAGCAACGGTATTGACTCCGCCACCGCTGTTAATTGGTTGCCCCCAATTCACAAGTTGTTGAGGTTGATAGAGGTCTACCGTAGCGGTCGCTTGAGCGGTTACTTCTTGACCTACCTCGTCTGCTAGTATACCATTTATCTCTACTGCCACTTGGGTTTGATTAAGGTCTATTGCCATTTTTCTAGCATCAAAGAAAGGTATGCCGAAGTTGGACTGTTGTCTTTCTACAACTATATCGATACTAGTTGCATCAAGTGAGATGGTATCACCGTTCTCTTGAACAAGTCTAACCGGCATTCTTTCTCCTTCGTCTGCCATCTAACCACTCCTATTGAACCCACTCTGAGTAAGCGAGCCGCCCATCTTAGTCCTCAATTCTTTAGTGACCATATTTCCTATCTCTTTTGCTAGATTTCTTTTATCTGTCTTGTCAGTTACTCCACTAACATCTATACGCAAATTGACTGTAACATCAGGAACACTAGGCGCTTGTGCGCCAGCCGTCATAGTTTCACGAGCAGGGCCACCGGCTGGTGACTGAGTGCGATTCATAGTCTGCTCTAAACCACTCTGCACTTCTTTGATGGATTCTTCTATATGATGAAAGGGCTCCGAATTACTCAAGTCTCTCAAAGAAGCAGTCAAGTCTTTAGTGTGAGTTTTAGTCATTGCCATTGAGTTGGTGAATTTGTCCATTTGCTGTTGTAGTGCTTCCATATTCTCTTTAGCAGCCTTACTGTAATCTTTGAACTTATCCATAGCCTCGACGGAACGTGGGTCAATATCTCCTTCTACCATATGTTCACCCTACCATAGCCTCAAGTATACTAAATTTAGCACCTTCTTTGAATAACATAGTATATCCGCAATTTTTACAACTGATAGCACTATATCTTTTGTTTGCATAATTAACCAACCTGCTCCATTTACCTTGCATAATTACAGTATCGTTTTCTAATTCTTCACTATTACAAAGTAGACACCTTACGACAGTCATGCTATTTCCTCCACTGGTGGCACTACGTCATAGCCCAAATAAACTGCGTTATCAGGTAATTTTTCTTCACCATGCATCGCCTGTGCCCAGTGCATCAATTGCTTAGCATCGTCCACACTTAGTCCCCTCACTTCTTTCAGCCCCATATTATAGTGTGTCATCAAGAGATATTCTGTTCCTTCCCTTTGGTAGCGAAGCCTGTCATTGACGAATCGTCCGTGAATGAACTGTTTGATGTTACCGACTTCGCTTCCCGAAAAACCAACCACTCCATCACTGTGCTAGGGTCAGGGAGTAAAGCAGCCAATGCGTTACCTTCTTCGGGAGTCAAACTTTCCATGTCGAAGTAATCGTCATAGATTAGCCAGTTATTGAAAGCATGTCGCCAGTATCGAGAAAAGTCCATAGTCCCATCCATAAGTAACGGCGCTACTGCTTGAATATCAAAGAATGTCAAGCGTTTCGCTGTAATTTCAAAAGGTAGGCCATTTATTTCTATTTTATTCTTCTTCTGTTCCTCCGACATACTTACTCACTTCCTTACCGGAATCCGCCGAATTATCGGGGGACTCCTCCGCTTTCAGGTGAGCGAACGGGTCATCGCTGGCTCTCCCTGCTTCCGGGTCAAAGAGGTATTCTCCTCCTTCTTCTTCTTCGTCATTGATAGGAATAGCATAATAGCAATCAGGGGTTAAAGAAATCCATGTTCTCATTGGCATAAAACTCCCCCTAACAATGATACTCCGTATCCTCACTTATCACTTTAATGTTTTGAGGCTTTATCTTCATGGTAGTAAACAGCAGACCTTTGTCATCAGGCATAGGTATGGGTAACTCGGTTATGAAATAATCATCAACCATTACCCTCAGACTAGGAGTGGTGCCGGAATCTCCAGTAGTTACTGGCTTGGTAAAGTGTAACATGATGACACCACCTTGTGCATTGACAGTGCCGCTTCTTTGTATGTGAGTTCTTAATTCGTGGAATAGAGTTTGGTCCTCTAAGGCCAATGTTATTTCCATTTCAAAATCTTCCCTACCTTCTCTGACTATACTAGCATTGCGAGTTCCCCCGTAAGGTATTTGTTTTAGGCTGAGATTAGTCGATGAATCAACTGACTCTGCGACAGGATTGCTTTGTATGGTATGGAATAACTCTACACCAGTCTTACCTCTTAATTCAAACGCCGTGACGAATGCTAGATTTTGGTCAAACGCCTGTATAGTTCCGTTGTAAAACATAAAAGGCTTTTCTGATTTATCCGCTATCCCACTAGCCTTTCTACCCTTCAAAGTATCAGCAGTGTTTTGGAACATACGATGTGCAGTGTATCTGTCTCCTTTGCTACTAGACTCCAATCTGCCAGTGTCTGTATAACAAGCAAGTGCATCAAACACACATCTGTATTTCAATTCAGCATCTACTGTCGATGACAATTCCCACTCAACTACTTTACAACCTTTGAAGATACGAGTAAGTTGTTTACTGTCGCCTGAATTGCCGGGTGCTACCGTAGATTCACTAGTTGCATTGAATGAGCCCAAGTCTCGATTTCTTATACTGTGCTCTATGGAGAAACTAGGTATAGTTTCAGCAGAGAAAAGCAACCTATGTATCGGGTTAGTGATTGTGCGTGTAGTATTGACGTTAGGGCTACCGTTGGTATTAGAGTCGTGGTATTGTCTCAATTCAAGAGTGTCACCGGTTGTATGTTGGAACTGCCAAGGGCCATCTACATACAATCGAAATCGACTACTTCCTAATCCTTCGATTGCACTTATTCGCCTGCACTCACTGCTTTCTGACCACTCAAAGTGATGGCTGTCACTGCCTAAATTAGAACCTGAAGATTCAGGAGGCCAATATTTATCGGTGCTTTTTTGTGGAGTTTTGTATGTAGTTGTAGGAACAAGTGTAGTATCTTTGATAAGTAAGTAATCACCTACTGCCGCATCAGTTCCTGAACCAAATCTAACGCTAGCGCTTTGACTGCTAGTTACGTCGATAAACCCTTGGCCGGGTGCAACATTAGCGAATATAGTAGGCACTGGGCTAGAAGAATGCGCTAACGCACCACACTTATCTTTACTTACCACCTCTCTGCCTAGACTGTAAAATAACCACTTAGGACTGTGTAATGGTAATTCCAAAGAGCCTCCCATGTGATGGACTTTACCAGTTTGCTGAACAGCCACTTGCCTACCTAATCCTACAACATGATAACTGTGCAAATCTACGGTAGTGTCAGGTAATGTCATGAAACTGGCAAGTCCTATGAATTGGTCAATCATGCTAGTTTCTTTGGATGAAGATGCCGCAGTATTCATTGCAAAATTATTATCTCCTTGAACAGTGGGTAGACCTAGCGAATGTAAGAATATAGCATCACCTGTGCCACTACTTATCGAAGTAGTGCCTGCTGGAAACCTCAACGCAGGAACTATCTTTATTATTGTAGCAGCCGTAGGTGAGCCATCTGTGTTGTTTTCTAATGTGTGGTCTACAATGGTGTAGACTCTACTTTTGAATGAGTCGTTATAATAACTAGAAAATGCATTAGTTCCTGTCGCAGTAGAATGAAAGGTCATCTTTTGACCTATCAGCATACCTAGTGGAACTTTTAGTATCGGCTTAGCGGCTTCAAATATACTCGTATTGCCTACGTTGGTAACGCCTCTGAACTCTATTTTAGTGTGGTCAGTAGCAGATACCGCAGTAAAAGTCCTTGGTTGGTCATGCTCAATTAACAAGCCAGTCTCATGACCCATGGTGACTTCGGATACGTCACCCTTGTAATGAGCGCCAAAACTCATGGTATCGCCTCCGCTAGTATTACCACTTCAACTTGGAAAGTATGACGGAAAAGTTTCTTTGTCCTATCACTCAAGTCAGTTCTAGTCTTCACAATCATACGGTCAAAGTTCACACCATCTCCCTTTCTCGACACATGGATTATACGACGCATCTCATCTTCCATTTTACGCAAACGAGTGCGCCCTCTCATAGTCCTCATGTCCACTGTGATGTTTACTCTAGTAGTTACAAAATTGTATAGTAAGTCCGGCACTTCTTCATTTAATGCTGTCTCATAACACAGTATGTAATCGTGACGTTGTAAATCTAAACGCTTACCCCTTTCCGGCCCATCACTGGCAATATCAAGGATTATTGGCTTAATGTTCTCTGTGTTGGCTCTGTTCCAACCCGTATTAGTAGAGTTGTCAAAGTTAGCAGTAAGCAAATCGATGACAGTATTGAGCGGTTCTTTGTAGGTTGCCACCATTAAGAAAACACCACCACTTCTTTGTAACGAGCAAGGATGTCCATGGCTTCTCTACGGAACAGTTGTGCCTTAGAGCCGAGGTCAATGTTCTGCGTCCCTTCGGGTATCAATACACTACGGTCATCCGACATTAACAATTCACTTGCTACTAGTTTAGTGGCTGCTTCCTCTATGGCCTTTTCAAGATAGCGCTCTCCATAGATATAAGAGACCTTGACAGCGTTATACTCAAAGAAAGGATAAGAGTTATTGAAATAAATTATTCCCATTTCATGGTCAAGCCACCAGTCTCTAAGCCTTGCTTGGTCACCAGTGGATACACCTTCTTCTGTGGTTTCTCCACTAACTGCATCCACTACTGTGGTTGTATCTGTCCCTCTCAAATCTAATTTAAATTTGTGCTGAGTTATGTCCTTAGTAACTGAACCGGGTAAACTACCATGCAGCCTGCGACCATTTTGCAAAACAGTTCCGGTATTAGCAGTATAGCCTATAATCCCTAATTCGTCTCCTGAATTATTAGGCACCATAACTATACCATAGTCTGCAAAATCAGAGGAATCTGCAAACGTGATAGAGTAATTTCCATCTCCGCCAGTCAAATCTAATGTTCCACTTTTGGTCACTGATTCTGTATTAGTTATGGGCATTATCTTAATGTTGTTACTAGCAATAGTAGCACTCTGCCCACCTTGTGTCTGTTGCATGCTAGTAATTTTGATTTTACCATTACCGTAATCTGAATTAGCGGTGGCTAAAAACTCATTGTGCACAAATACACTGACATCACCTGATGCTCCGGGCTGAGTGTAAGTAGTCCCACTAGGACTATCTGTATTCTGAGTAAATGTAATCGTGCCTCTCCCTACCCTATCTTCTTTGTTAATCAAATCTGCAATGTTTTGAGCAGTAGCAACTTCGTTAAAGTCTGACTCCCATTGTTGGGAGCCGCTTCCTTCTGCCGCTTTAGCCCATCCTTTAGCGCCCGGAGAAAGAAAAAGAGCACCGCCTGCTAATCCTTTGGCATCTAAAATTTCTACTCTAGCCTCCGCTCCGGCTAATTCACGATAACTGTCTCCTTGCCATATCTCTAACCTCAGTATTTGCTGGATGTTTCTAAATAACAAAGGAGTAGTGCCCACGTAATCAGTATAGTATCTTCTCCTGTATGGCTTGTATGTATCGAAGTTGATGTATTCCGCACTAACGAGATAAGGTCGCCAAGCGTTATGAGTGTAGTTGTCGATTCTGTCTTGTATTCTACGAATATGTTTGTTGACAATATCTTTGGTTACTCCTCGCTTTTTGCCATTAGTGAAGATAGTTTTGTTTTGGATTTCGGTGTTAGCAGCAGTAGTGTAACTAGCGAACGCATCATTAGTGCCTGCTGCTCCTGAGTCAAGAGTAACTGGTAATTTGACATACTTAGTTCCACTTACATCTTCTACTACCGGAGTGCCTATCGTAAAGGTTTCACCAAGAGGATATAGGTCACTGAATACGAATATAGAATCCCCGCTTTCAAAACCGTGCTCTCTCAAATCTGTTCCAGTGATGAAAAAGCCACTAGTTGAAGAATTAGCAGCGGCCAACACAGGCTCACCAGCAGCAATCCCCAACAGTTCTGCAACTTTATCTCCTGTCGTGTATACTATTTCTTCCGGGTCAAGAGGTCTAGTTTCAGCCTCGCCGGGTGAAAATACTGCTGGCATGACTCATCCTCCTCATTCCTTGCTTCCTAGATTAAAATCCATCTTTTGGTTACAAGTCCTACATTTATCGACCCAACAAAAGTAAAGCATTCCGCAATGCTTGCACCTCGTGCCTGAGCCTATGTTGAGAACATCACCAGCATTCTTATTACGATTACGCTGCTTTAGCGTAACGCCTTTCAAAGGGTTTTCTTCATCTTCTGCAACAGGTGCATTATACGACTCATGTAAGCGTATGCCTCTTTTCTGCAACCGTTCTATATCGTCCAATCCGAGACTGCCGAAGGTATCCATACTCATCCCGTCTACGCTTTGTATATGATTACCAAATAAGCGTTTCCTAAGATATTAAGCATTTCAATACCAACAATAGTATCTGCCGTATTAGCGTCAGTCACTGCATCAAAGCCTGCATCTAGTGCAGTTTGTATTGCAGTTGCACCTGAAAAATCAGCAGGCGATAGTGGACCTACCACCTTGGATTTCAAGCCACCTAGACTTGCACTTCCCATGCTTAGTCACCTCAAGAGCGGCGACCAATTGCGAAGAAAGTGCCACCTGTTGTCTCACCTGACTCTTGACCGTTAGAAACGACTATTCGTGGTTGAGTCGGGTCAACAATTGCATAATCGAAGAAAGTAATCCTTGTTATGCCGTCATCTGCGGCGTTTCTAACTGTTTGCTGCGCTCCTATCTCTGCATTGACTACAGCCATGTCTATGCTTACAAGTAAACTAGTTAAGTCTATAAAAACATCAGTTGCTTCATAACTACCTGTTACTATCATTCTGTCACCGAAATAACTCGGTCTTGGGTCTATTGTTACTGCCATTATTCTTCATCTCCTATAATTGATTCTTCAACTGCCTTTTCTACTGCTGGTTCTTCGACTGCTGCTGGCTCAGGCTTAGGTGCTGGAGGATTTAGTGTTTCCTCTACAAGTCCGAGTAGTTTGGCTTTTGTAGCGTAGCCACCGAACTTTGCACCTTTGGCCTTGAGCCATGCGCTTATGTCTTTCTTTGTCCAGCCTGCATCGGGAATGCCGTCGTTGCCTTCATCTGTTGTAACCGCTGCGTCACCTTCTACTATGAAGGCCGTAGGGTTAGAGCAGATTGCAACCCTGTGTGCATCTAGCCAAGATTGGCTGACTTCCACAGGTTTCCTGCGCTCCCAATAATCCTTAATATCAGGTCGCCGTCGCCAAACCGCTTTACCGATATAAGTTACAGTAGGCAAGTTGAATCACCTCAACGGACTAGCATCATTAGAGTAACTGACTCAGTGCTTCCTGATGTGTTCTTTAAAACAAGTGGTGTTCTCTTGTGAACTGGTGCGTCGTCATTCATTTGAACAGTTGCATTAGCCGCAATAGTTAGACTTGTTGCACCAACAGCGGTTAGTGTTCCAACAATTGCACCGTTTGCATCAAGAATGAAGTCACCAACACTAAATTGTGTTGTTGCATCAACTGTGTCAACGGCGACTGTTGATTCACTTGTCAAAAAGTTTGAACCGTCATTGATTAGAACTCCACTTGCTGCGTGTTGGGATAGACCCGGTGCAGCAGTAGTTTCAGCCCACTGACAAGAGGTGTGCATAACTTCTGTGCACTCTCCTGAAAGAGTCAGTGTTTCGTCATTAGCCATTGTGCTAACGTGAACAATCAATAGTCTAGGGTTGTGTATTTTAGAGCCATCAGTGTTACTTGCTGTGAACCCAGTCAAAGAGCCCGGATAAGAGCCACCAGTGTTTCCGTTCAACCACTCTGTCTTGTCTTGGTCTACTCCACCTTGTAGTGGCATATCGAGTAATACGTCGATTGCTGCACTACTACTGGTAGTGTATGTAATTCCTCTGTGTGTCTTAGTTGCCATATTTTTTCATCTCCTATAATTTTCTCCAATAGAACCTCACTGTAAGTCACGGATAGAACCTTGACCTCCAAAGAATGTTGTCCAAATTTCTCCCATTGTGCGGTATAGACCTTCTTGTCCTAACCTGTTAATTGCGAATGGGTCGCCTGTTTCGATTCCCGACTCAAAGTATTGAGTTGGTTTTGCAGTGCTAAAGTATAGGTAGTCAGTATCTAGCATGTAAATTCTGCTGATGCCGTCCTTTGCTATATCTTTAGATGGAATGATTGGAACACCGTTGTAAGTTGCAACAATGAAACCTGCTTCAACTCCGGGCACTCCCTTAACTCCATTGTAAGAAGGAACTACTCTCTTTTCTTCCATGAATCTCTGTTGAGCCTGCAATAGTTGCTGGATTCTCATTAGAGTGTCATATCCTGTTAGCATAACCTTTGGATTGCCACCACGTTCCCAAACAAGTCTGAATATGTTATCCAGTTGGTCTAGTGATAATGTTCTGTTAGTAGAACTAGAGTTAGCATCATCTTCAGCAAATGACCAAGTGTTAGCACTTCGGTCAATACTGTAAATGTCCTCATCACCAGCATCGTAGTGAGTGCCGGATGTCATGCTGTTGTTACCAGTAGTTACACGGTCTAATGACTCAAAGTCGTTACCTGCAACTGTGGTTACATCCTCAGTTAACATTTGGTTAATGTGCTCAGCGTGGTGCTTACCCATTTCTTCTTTCAAGACAGAGCGAATGTCGCCAAGTCCGTCGTCCTTGTCATTCAAAAAGATTGCAACCTCAGACATATCGAATGTGTGTGCGATTGTCTTAGGCTTTGCAGCAACATTTTGGAATGTAGGCTTGGTAGTATCAGGCAGTGTGCCGTTCTCTGCAATACCGCCACCGACTGCTGTCGTAGGCTTTGCAGTTACAACTCTCCATCCACTTCGGTCCCAAGGCTTCTTAGGAAGGATAGAAAATGCGTTAAATTCTTGGTTCAACTGTGACCATACTTTGCGTCCGTAGATTGCTTGGTATGTTCCAGCGGTTGTGCTCAACAATGGAGCGTCTGCTTTCAATAGTTCACTACCAGTGTAAGAGTAACCCATTGAGTTACCTGCACCGTAGTAGTAGCGCTCCATGTCGTTAACTGTTCTCATATAATTTCTTGCCATAATAATTCCTCCATTCAGTTGTTCCAAACACTCCCTGCTAGGCTGTGAACATCGTCCCAAGACATGTTACCTAGTTCTTGTGTAGATGGTATTTCTACTGTGGAAACGGATTTTCTAAGGTCAGTTCCTTCTGCTGGTGCAGAAGCGCTGATATTGTCAATTCGACTACTTAGGTCGCCAAGTGCTTTCTCAATGTTAGCAAGTGGTGTGCGTGCGTCAAATGAAGCAGCCTCTCGTGCATTTGCTTCTGCGCTCAATTCCTTTGATAGTCTGTCTGCGAATACACTTCCAAGGTTACCTTTGAATTGTTCTTC